GCCGACCTTTTTTGCTCCCAGTTCGCGAGCATTTGCTACCAGTTCTGCTTGCTGCTTGGGGGCGTTGTAGCGGTGAATAATTGCTGATCCTCCAGCAGCGCACATAGCCTGCGCCATGTAGTCATTAGAGATTGTGTCCATCGGTGACGCAAAGATCGGTAGTTCCAAGGTGAATCCGTTCCCCATATCAGTTGAAATGTCAATTTCAGATCGAGAGCGGATATCGGAATACCGGGGGATGAGCAGAACATCATCATAAGTTAGTGCCTCTTGCATTGTTAGCTCCTGTTCTTGTCTATGAAGATTCGTATTCCGGTGGGATCAAACCATGTCTCTTTATGAGGCTTCGCCGGATCCTCCATGAATTGTACACGAGGGCGAAGCCCCCCGGTGCGAACATAGCAAATTGAGGGCACGCCCTCAAAGCCGTACTTTTTTTCCAGTCCGTTGCCCTCTTCCATGTTGAAAGCATAGAAGTGTACATTTTCGTATTCGTCAGAGATGTCTACGAACTTTGGCTTGAGTGCATGACATAGATGACAATTGGAACCGTAGAGTTTGATTACTACTTCATGTTCGCCGTCAACTTTTCCGCCTAGAATTTGGTCTAGGTTGCGGCGGTTAATTCTGCTTACTGGCATTTTTCAATCCTTTCAATAATTCGGTCGAGATACCAACGAGCCTTCTTGAGGTCTTCCACCGGGTTAGCTTTGTGTTGGTGTCTCGCTACATACTTTACCACATTACCGGCGTTGAAGTCAAGTCCCCAATCTTCAATTGCGTCAATTACTTCAATGCTTCCTGCGTTGTAGTGCGAAGGGTGGTTGACCGCTTCGCGGTGGGCGATTTTTTCAAGACCGCTTAGACCTTCATTGTTATAGAGGCTGAACGGATCACTCTTTGTTGTTGACATCTAGTGCCTCCTGTGCTTTTTGAATACAATTTGGACAAAACAGGGAAACGTGTGTGGGGTTCTCGCGGACCACTACTCGCCAAGTTAGTGCGTGTTCTTTTGATTTTGCGTCAAATGGGGCGGCACATGCGGAGCAGTTATCGGGACGGTGCTCGAAAGCTTCCATTTTCTTTACTAATTTTTCGTTACCCTTGTTCTTCTTTTTTAATCTTCGTCTTTGTTCGCGGTTCACGGTCTCTCCATACCAGTGATGCGGGGTCCGTTGAACGATGATTGACGGAACACCACCACGGCGGACGGGAATGGTGCTGAGTTGGTGCCGTCGCCAAACTTGATACGTCCACGGACGAAGCGAATCTCGTCTGCCTTCATTACATAGTCATGCCAATACTGAGTATCTGTGCGGGCTGGGATGAGCATAACGACGGTGGTATCGTTCTTTTGCCCTTCTTCGTAGCCCTTGCGAATCCAGTCTTTTAATCCTCTTCCATAAGGTGGGTTTAGGAATACTCGGTTTCCTCCCCAGTCCTGTGAAAGTGAATCGTCGGCTTGGGTGTAGTAAGTTGCGACCTTGTAGTTGTCGGCTGATGCGGCAGCGTCCAGGGTAAAAGGACCAAAGATGTTGTCTAGCTTGTCGAAGAACGATTGGGGTGTAGCCCACTCGTTTGACTTTGAGCTAAACATTACCTGCGTTGTGTTCTTATCCACTTATCCTCCAAATAGTTGTGATTTGATCCGCGAAATGTTGCGGTATGTGTTCTTGTAACTTGTTTCGATTACGCTGTCAACTTGAATTCTCGAATAAACAATTTGCGCAATGGCATCATTGATGAAATCTTTTGTTACTTCATTGCGAGGTCCCGAGATGATGCCTCGAACAAACGAGATATCGTAGTTGAATACTACCACGATTTGTATCTTGTTGTTGATTAGGCGTTCTTCAACTGCCCACATAAAGTTGTTTGTGCCGAGGGGTTTTAGGTCGATGTTGAAAAGACCTTGTGTGAAGTCGGTCGATGTCGTTGTGACGGTGGGTGTGGTTGCGGAGGTGGAAATTTTTGGCGCTGAAATCACGCTGATGAATTTATCTCCAACCTTTTGGGAGGCGGGTGGGGCGGGCTTAGATGAAAGTGCCTTTTCTCTCTCCTCGATATAAGCCGCAAACTTGCTTGGTAAACTTTCTCGAAGCACGGCAAGACTATTTAATGTCTTTGTATGCTGATTTAGTGGGACGTGTACTTCGCTTGCGGCGGGGGCAGATTCAATAATCTTTTTAATCTCATTGGACAAACCAGATTGGAAAAAGAAAACGCGACGGAATGCCCTGTTGATTGCCTGATTTGGGCTAATTGTCTTCATGGGGGTCATTTTTAGAGATTCGTCTAGTTTGTCATCGCACCATAAAACAACCTGATACTCTGCCATGGTTGGTTCAGAAATACCAGGGATACCCATACCAAATCCGCTGACGATAAGCCTGTTATTTCTAACAATGGAGAGCCCAGAGTGCTGGCTTTCGTTATCTCTTACAAAGATAGATACAGCAAAGGAGGTATCTCCAAAGGTCATTTGTTTCTTGGCAAACTCAGGAGAGTGTGGGTTTCCAAACAGCTTAACATACGGAACCAGTGAGCCGTTCAATTTTACGCCAATAGCTTTTTGCTTAAAATTAATAGCGTATGTTCTTGAAACAAACATTTGAAGATGGGCAGCATCAACATCAGTAAATTCCTCTTTCAAAGAATTAATAAAGATAACTGTTCCAGAGTTACTGTTTGTTGCTTTGTTCTCGTTCCATAGAGTCTCGTACTTCTCATAATCTACGTCACCACGAGGAACGACTGTTATCTCGTACTGCCAGTCTTCATTGGGCTCAGCTTTGCCCCAAGTAAATGTATCTCCCTGCTTTCCAAGCACAGTTGTGTCTGTGCCCAAGAAAGCGGTTGCTGACTTGAACCCATAGCCGAACTTTCCTGTCTCACCTTCTGCGTGTTCATTACGCTTGATGCGAAACATAGAAACCATAGACTCTGCGTTCAAGCCAGCACCATCGTCACTAATGATAATGCTATGACCTCTTGCTTCAATCTTAACTTTTGTAGTGTTTCCGTATTCTCCAGAGTTATCAATCAACTCTGCGAGAGCAGTGTTCTTATCTGGATACACCCCAAGGGCACCATAGAGTGCTTTCTTTTCTGGTGGTGCCTTTTCTGTTAAAAATGAAGTAGCCATAACTTATCCTCCTGTGCTACCGAGTGCCCCGTCTCCACGATCTGAAATGCTAATAGGAGTCCGGTCATCGTAAATGTTTCCATTAGGTTCTTCGCGGGCGCGGAAATGAACCACTGGAACCATAACTAGTTGGGCAATCTTGTGACCGAACCTAACTTCCTGTGGTTCTGCTCCAATGTTATGTAGATTGATAAATACCTCTCCATCATAACCTGAGTCAATAACGTGCGCTCCGACTACAAGACTGCGCTTTGCTGCTACGCTTGAACGGTTCATAACCTGTAGCATGTACCCATGTGGAATACCAAAACGCAAACCGGTCTTAATTAGGGCGGACTCACCGGGAGCAATCGTTACAGGATCCTCCAAGTGGGCATAAACGTCCAATCCGGCATCTGATGGATTTGAGCGGGTGGGTGACTTTACGAACTTATCTAGACGATGATACTCGATAATCACTCTGCCTCTCCAGTTGCACCGGAAAGTGCCTTGTAGTTGTCGTAAACATCATCGATGTCTACCTTGCCCTTGAACAGACGATAAGCCTTCACAGCCGCACGAATCTCGTCGGTGCTAAGCCAACCCTGCTCGCGGTACTCGGTGCGTAGCTCTCGCTTCTGCTCCTTGTAAGGCTCCATAGCCTCTTCGATTGCCACGAGTGACCGGATGTACTCCAGCACGTAGCGCTTCTTCTCTTCAGTTGATGTAGACATGGTGTTCTCCTTGTTATGTTTGTAATGTAACCGGGTGATCGTCAGGTGTCAAGAGAATTCATGAGTCGCGTCAGGCGATGTCCGAGACGGACCCTAACTGCTCTATTATTTGTCATTCCCCAACAATCAAGTTTATCGGGTGTTAAAAATTCTTCTACCTCTTCGGGGGTGTGATTTTTTCCTTCGACCATATAAAATTCAGCCATAGCGTATACTGCACCACGATAGATTTCTCCTCTAATAGTTCCATCGATTTCTTTGTCTGAAATTAAATTATAGTCTTTATCTGCGTTCTCTACGATTTTACTTCTCCGAAGTTTAAAAACGGGAGATCCGTGATTAACCACAATTGTATTAGAATCAACTAAATAAGAAACGATTGGTGCGTCTTCATTATCACTTTCTACCAAGTTTGGTATCTTATTAAGACTAAACTTAAATTTTTGTCCTGATGTGGATGAGGTAGGAGTCGTACCGCCACCAGAACTCGGCTTGCGACCAGAAGAATTTAACAAAGGACCAAGAGAAGACATAAAGAAATCATTGAGTTCTTTCATTAATTCTTTTTGTATTTTATCAAGATCAAATTCATATTCTTTTTCAATCTGCAATTCACTGATCTTATCTGGCATCTGCTTTCTAAATGCAGCATAAAAATCATCTTTTTTGATGCTTTTTTTGTCGTAAAGAATATTGTTTCTAGCTCCATTCCAAACAAAACCAGAGTCATTTGGAATCTCAAAAATTACAACAAGACGATTGGCGTTGCTAAGTACTCCACATTTTGTGAAATCTGTAGTTCTAGATGCGCAAGAATTATCAAGATTAGTTAATAATTCATCCCTCAAAGAAAAGCCAATATAATAATCCTGAAGAAACTTGTTTCTATTGGTCTTCTTTTCATTCATGATGCACCAGTGTGCAATAGTACCGGCGGGAATGTTATTGCCTACGAGGTTAAACTTGCCGTATCTCTGGGTTTGCTTCATACAATGAAGTGCCCCATGAACACGCACATATTTGCTTTTGCCATCTTTGTTATAAGTGGCAACATCTAGTTTACAACGTGTTTTGAAAAACCTGTTTGATAAAAACTTTCCAATATTCCAGCCAGAAACTCCATTATTTGGTGAAAGCGCTGCATTAAAAGTATCCCATGAGCCTCCAGCTTCAGAGATAATAGTCGCAGAAGTGACACTCTTAGAAAACTCTTTCATGGAAAAAGAAGAGATTTTCATATCTTTTAGTCCATAATCTTGCGACCCAATCACACCAATGGTAAAACTTGTTCCATTCTTTTCATTTTCTTTTTTTGAAGAATAGCGAATTTCATGGTCGTTTGCAAGAACAGAAATCTTTGCACCGACACCGAAGTTACCAACCATATCGGAGCTATTACCCGAATTACCAAGAGTGTTTAGATTCTCTTTCGCTGCATCTAGGGAAAAGAAATCTCCTCCATAGTTAATAACAGTTATGTTTCCTTGTGAATCTTTATTTACCCTTACGTGCTTTTCAGAGTGCGCTGAGCCACGATTACATGCTTCAAATGCATTCTGGACTAATTCTCTCAAAGACATTTCGATCGGAACACCTTGTCCCAGAAGGTTTACAACATTCCAAATACTTCGGTTGCTCATGTGCATACTGATTGTGTCTTCTACTTCACTCATATTTTTTCCTTAATTTTTTATAAGATAACCGGTCACGCTGCTGCTGTCAAGCGCTCAGCGTCGTTTTTTTGAAGCCCGAACAGGGCGAGTTCCTTAGCCTTCGCCTCGATCATGACATCGAGGTCGTAGCCGTAGTCATCGATAGGTCCATTGACGTAATCTGAGTGGGCATGGGCGCGAATCTTTGCATCCTTCTTTTCTTCTGCTCTCGACTCAGAGTAATGAACTACAGGCTTGATGTCTCCCCACGTCGAGATTGCGACTTCAAGCGCATCTCGCTCACTAAGATTGCCAGTGCAAAAACCATGATGATGGTAATCAAAGACAATCGGAATACCAGTCCGTCCAAATAGACCTTCGTAGAGTTCCACAGTTGAGTAAAGCGATTCGCGATCATCATTCTCCACAGTCAAGCGAGAAGTAACTGATTCCGGCAAGCGTTCAAAGTTCCTTACAAAAGTATCTAGTGCGACCGGCTTGTTTCCGTAGGCTGCGCCAACATGAATGTTGATTTTTGCGTAGTGATCTCGGGGCAAGCCAAGCATGTCGAAGAACTCGCCATGGATCTCCAAGTCACGCTTGGTGTTCTCAAACACGCGCTCATTTGGAGACGCCAACTTGTTAAACGGACCAGGGTGGGAAGTAAGGCGAATGCCGTGCTGGCGGGCATAGTTGCCTGCCTTCTCACATGCCTCATAGATTGCTTCGTAGTCAGGCATGTCGTGTAATTGGTACTCTGACGCCCAAGGAAAAATGTTGGAGGACAGACGGAAGAACTTGATCCCGTGCTCGACATTCCATTCGAGAACCTTCTGGAGATCGAGTACATTTAGGAGAGACAAGGAGGACGCATACTCGATCCCCTTCTCTTGAAATGTTCTCTTGATCATGGAGCGATTGGTGGTAATTCTATCTTTCTTCTTACCACCGAAATCTTGCGGGTTAGAAAGTTGCATACAAATGCAGGCGTATCCGTAGTTCTTGCTCATCTGTCCTCCAACGACACCTATAATATAACCGGTCAGGCGGCTGCCGTCAAGGGATTTTCTTCGTTAATTGATGCTGGGTTGTCGGAGAAATAAATCTTATCTATTCCTACTCTCGGTCCAAATTCTTCTTGCAAGAAGACACGGAAATGATGCTCACCGTAAAACGGACCCTCAGTTGTGCCCCAAGTGCCCACCTTGCGCAAAACGTCCATCTTGTTTACGACAAGACGATTAACCCCATTCATCTGGATAGCCTGATGGATCTCATCTACATTTAGCCAATTACACTGCCGTACACGCCCCGTGGTGGCTCCAAATTCTTGTCCAGCCTCTTGGATACGATCAAAAATTTCTTCGATGGGCTGAAACTGGCGCTTACCCACATAGGTCTCATAAGCCTTAATGATGCCCCAAACATTACGAATAGAACGAGGGCTGATGCCGTTCTGGATGGCTGCGGCTGTACCGGTGTGTGAGGAAGTGACGTATGGGTAGTCACCCCAATCTGGGTCAAGCCAGAAGCCTTGGGCTCCTTCCATTAAGATTACAGTATCGCCTCTAAGTTCTTCGTAAATGTTTACTACGAAAGGAACAAGAGAAGGTACGTCACAGGCGCGCACGCCAGTACGAGCATACTTATCACGGTAAGCGGGACCATTACCGGTTCTAGTTGTTCCAATCTTCTCGTCAACGCCGTCTTCGGCTTTATGTTGTTCGGTGATAACATGAGCATTGCTTGCGATCCTTAAATTTTGCCTCACGGGGATTCCGTAGGATTCTAAGTAGTCTATCTCCTCTTGTAACTTCATCGGATCAATCACGCAACCGTTACCAATTACCGACGTAACTCCGAAAAACACGCCTGCTGGTATGTGATGGGTTACAAACTTTTTTCCGTCGTGGATGATCGTGTGCCCAGCATTGCAGCCTCCATTAAAACGAACGCAATGAGTGTACTCTCCACTCTTTAATAGGTGGTGGGTAACCTTTCCTTTACCCTCGTCTCCGTGCTGGAGACCAATAACAATATCAGTAATCAAGAGCCCTCCTTATTTGGCTTATACCAGTATCGTAACATGGGGAGTGAAGAAATGCAACTAAAAAGAAGCATCCATTCGCCATGGCAATTCATAAGATGTTCCATTATAACCTCTAAATCTGGAAAAATTGGCTCAAAAATTTTTTGAGAATTTCGCTATTTTAGATTCCATATACTTGTTTCAAAAACATTTCAACAACCTTGCTTCTCTCCACATCTGTATCGCAATCCGCATAAGCATAATTGAAGCTTGCTTTCTTAGATAAGATTTCTTTATCAAGCTCTTTCGATCTTGCTTTCATCCATCTGGTTTGTTGTTTGTAATTACTGGGTAATTTTATGTTGAAGCGATCGGAGAGATCAAGAAGGAAAAAATAACGCTCCTCATCCAAGGCTCTCTTGGCTTCCTTGAACATCTCTAATCTATCTTGTCTCTCCTCATCTGTCAAGCCCATAACCTTATCTGGGTGGAGATGGAGTGCGAGCTTCTTAAAAAGTTTTTTGAAGATATCGTGCATCTCGCTGTTTTCTACCGACGGTCTTGTTACTTCTGAGTCTAGGGTTGAGCCTTCATCGTTATATTCTTCGCTAGATTCACCATCGCTAAGAAGTTTTGACTCTTCTTTTCTCGCGTGGTTCTCTTTGCTCTTCTTGACCGATACGCTTAATCCAGCGCGTTTTTGGGCTGCTTCAAGATCGATACCGTTTTCTTCACAATGCTTTCTAACATGATTGTTGAAAATGGGATTGTATTCGTCAGCCATTTCTTGAAGCAGTTCTACTTCATTGTGCTTATATCTTATTTCATTAACGGCTCTGTGCCACTTAACTAAGTCTTTTGTTCGCAAAACATAAAACCCCCTATCTTAAATAGATAGGAGGTTCGTGTTTAGCGCTTGCCCTGTCCTCGGTAACGCTTCTTGTAGTGCTTGTTTCCGCCGTGCGGACCCGGCTTTCCGGTCTTTGTTCGCGGACTGTTACCAATACTAGTCTTTTTCTTCTGCGCTGTCTTTTGTACCTTCTTCTGTGCCATGCTTACCTCCTTTATTTGTTAGCCTAGCAATCTAAAGTTTCTGTAAACCGACCTAGTGGAAAAGCCCCACTTCGGATCGTATTGTAGTCTCGACATGTAAGGACGATTCACATGAATCCTGTCCTTCTTGGGGTCAACACCCCAGCATCTAATTCTTTCTGTCTCATTGTTGGAATCAATGACTTCCAAAATCCAATACTCCTTGCCCTTCTTTGTCTTCTTGGGCGTAACTTTGCGTGGAATAAACCAGCAGAGTTGGAGTTCCTCATCAAACTCAGAGATAGGTGGGATAAACTTTTCTTTGAGTTTCTCGATCGTTTCTACACTGATGACCAAGTTCATAGGGAACACACCGGTAAGGTCTGTCTTGAACTGGATAATCTCTTCTTCGCTGAAATCTCCCTCACCTCTGTAGATTTCAATGTTACCGTGAAACTTCTTCTTGGTCTTTGGTCGATCAATAACAGCAGCAGACCAGAAGTGCTTGCGTCCTGTAAATCTATCGTCAATGAGAGAGTCCATAGCACCTGCCCTACACAGAGCATCGAGAGCCTTCTTATTTAGTTTAGCATACTTTACTTCTTCTCGGAACAAAAAGTCCTCAATGTCGGTAAAGGGTCTGTGATTGAGAACCTGTTCCATAGCAGATTCACCAAAACCCTTGATACTCGTGAGGGGCTGAATGAGGGTCTTGCCGTCATCGCCAATCTCCCAAGTCCTACCAGAAGTGTTTACATCAACAGGGGCAATCGCGTAACCAAGAGACTTGGCGATGTTGATTGCGTTTTCCTTCTTGCTCTCGGGTTCCTTATCAAGGAAAGCAGCAAGCCACTCTGCCTCAAAGTAAGTCAGGAGCCAAGCACACTGATAAGAAATGATAGAGTAGGAAACAGCGTGGGACTTGTTGAAGCCATAGCCAGAGAAGTATTCAAACTTTTCCCATAGACTCTGTGCTTCACCCCTATTGATGCCCTTTTCCACACAGCCATCAATGAACTTCTTGTGAATCGCATCCTTGACCTCAAAACCCTTGCCTGTGCCCTTCTTAGTTAGAAGCTTACGAAGCAAGTTGCCCTCGTCAAGAGAAAGATCCTTACCAAGTGCGTGAGCAATCTTGGCGATTTGTTCCTGAAAGATCAAGAAACCAAACGTTTCTTCGGTGATCTCCTGAACCTGCGGGGTTAGATACTTGATGTATTGTGGGCTCTCCTTCGCATCGATGTAATCCTCATGAACATTTGCGGACAGAGGACCGGGACGATAGATAGAAGTAATAGCGGAAACATCAATGATGTTGTTTGGCTTTACTCGCTCTGCGAAGTTCTGAGCACCAGACTCAGTGAACTGGAATGTACCCACAAAGTTGCCCTTGTGGAAAACATTTTCGTAGACTCTCGCATCATCTAGATTGATAACATCGGGGTGTAACTTCGTATCATAGAAGTCCTTAACCTGCTTGAAAGTTGGCTCTGCGATGCCGTGGTGGCGCTTGAGGATCAACTCAATCGCAGTTTCCATCATAGCAAGGGTAGAGAGCCCAAGAAGATCGAACTTGATGAATCCCATTGGCTCCAAGTGACGGACGTTCTGACCCTCAGACCAGGGGGTCTGGCGGACACCCTTGGAGTTGATGAGGGGCATGTTCTTATCCAAGTCCTCAGCAATCACAACACCACCAGCGTGGCGGGACGCAGAACGAACCTGACCAACAAGAGCACGAACGTGTGTCTTAACGTTTGGATACTTACCCAAGAATCCCTTGAGAGAATCAGAGAACTCAAGTACTTCTTCCCAAGTTGGGGTATACATACCAGCCTTGATGCCGTGCTTTGCCTTAGCAAGCGGAGTTGCTTCTTTAATCATTGCGTTGGTAACCAAGTTAACTTCGCCGAACTCAATACCATACAACTTTGAAATGTCCTTGATAAGAGACTTCAACTGTAGAGTGTTCCAGTTTGAGATTGGAGCAACACAGTCCTCTCCCCACAACTCAATCAACTTGTCCTTGAGTTCCATCGGGCGGCTGATGTCGTAGTCAATATCTGGGTAATCCTTCGCGTCGGAACGCAAGAAGCGAGAGAACAGGAGGTCATATTTGATAGGATCAACCTGCGTGATGCCGAGAGCGTATGCAACAAGTGAGCCAGCAGCAGAACCGCGACCGGGACCTGCGAGCATCATTGTGTCTGTAACATCGACAATTGCCTTCATAGTCAAGAAATACTTTGAGAAGCCTCGGTCGTCAATGACGTGGAGTTCTTCCTTTAGTCTCGCAAGGTACTGCTTGTTGTCGGCAAGACCCAACTTGCGAAGACCTTCAAGCGAGAAGTTGATTAGCGCCTCGGTTGCGGTGTGTCCTGCGGGGACAACGAATGAAGGGAGCCGAACAGTGTTGTCTGGAAGAAAGTTCTCAATGCGATCGAATGCGATACGATGTGTCTCTTCAATAGAACGCAGAACAAGGTCGTCATCATAAGTCGCACCACACATCTGCGAGTAGTTCTTGT